CTCACACAACGTGGGCTTCGTCCGGACGGCACTTTCGCATTAGCCGAACACGCTTCACCCATTGCCCGCGCACTCCTGAGTGGTGACCTGCCCACTCTCCGGACCGCCTGCCAGGAACATGTGCGCCGGTCACTACCCGAACACTTACGCCCGGCCGTCGGCGGCCATGACGTCCACGCCATTCTAGACGCTGTGCCCGAATTCAACGCCTTCGTCACTGACGTTGAACTGGAGCGTGCCCCCGCACCAGAGTTGAGCTTGGAAATCCCCTGCACCGTTCAGCTGCCCACACCCACTTTCGCGACGGCCTGGACCCCCGGAACCGAAGTCACCGAAGACGCTTTGACCGAATTCGCCGGGACCCACCTGCCTCCCACCCGCCTGGCCGAGTATCGCGAGGCGATCATTGACGGGATCATGACCACCCAGGTCAACGACATCACGCAACAGCGCGGGCTCTTCCTCCGACACCAAGCCACCGACGAAGCAACCGCGAAATGGACGCTCCAAGGCAGATATGTCCACGCGCGAGCTGAACGCGACGCCCACAGCGCCGTCACCCTGGGTCTCCACCTATTCGACGCCTTCATGACGGGCTTTCAGCCAAAGTTCACCCCCGCCACTGAAGAGGAATGGCTGGAAGCGCAGTACGAGGATCAGGAGCGTTTTCTTGCCAAGGGCCGCAAAGCCATCGGCAATATCGTCGCACGCACGGACGCCGACTGGGACATGCGCTTCGCCGAGATGTTCACGAAAGCGCAGAGCGTCACCAAACCAGGCACTGAAGATCGGGACGCGAAGATGGGCCAATTGGTCATCTCCTTCAACACTGAGGCAAACTTCCACTTCGGCCCACTAGCGAAGCTGATGTCCAGGAAGTTCCGCGAAGCCATGCCACCCACGTTCTACTGCCTAGACGGCCACACCGACACCGATACCAGCGCCTTCGTCAGCGCGCACTGGGACTTCAGCCGCCTCAGTTCCGAGGACGATTACACGGCATTCGACCAGTCGCAGGGCCTTGAATTTCTTCAATTTGATGCCTACTTGATGCAGGCCTGCGGCATACCCGAAGAGGTACGCGCTGACTACCTCAGCTTTATGACACATCTGCGTACCTGGCTGGGCCCTATGGGAGTCATGATGCCCTCCGGTTGCAAATTCACGCTGCTCTTCAACACCACCCGTTCCGCCGCCTATCAACAACTGAAGTACGACATCCCCAGAGGTACTCCGATGTGCGCCACAGGCGACGATGTTGCGCTCAACGCCGTATGTCCCGTTAGTGCCGCCTGGGACGCGCTCAGCTCCGGTTTCCGCCTAGTCAGCAAGCGGCAGGTAAACCGCTTCCCCACATTTTGCGGGTGGATTTTTCACCCCGTGTGCTGCTTCAAACGACCCGAGCTGCTGCTCCATCGGACGGTCTATCAAGCCGACCGCGGACTGCTAGGGCAGTGCGCTCTCAATTATCTCGCCGACATCACTCCCCTCCACTTAAACCTCGAGAGCCTCGCCGGTGACCTCACCGAGGAGCAACTCGAGCAGCACTTCGAAACCGTCGCCTTACTCACTGGTGAGCTCCACCGCCAGCGCTTAGCCACTACCGGCACTTTTACCGAGCGCTTCGGACTCACCCGAACCTACAACCTGCAGTGACCAGTGCCCTTTTGCGCACACGGCCCTCCTGAGCCTCAATAATCTCAACACTGCACCCAAACATGCCCTACGCCACTCTCAACAAGCGCGCTTACCGCCAAGCTCTCCTAGCCAGCTGGGCCAAGTACGACACTTTGCTCGACTTGGTCCGCGTACTGCAAGAATGCGACTATTCAGTCATCGCAGCACGCCGTGAGGCCCACGCCGCCGTTACCCGCTTCATAGCCAGTATGGACCGCGGCTCAGCTGTCTTCAACACCCAAACCCGCTTCCCTGACCACGACGCCGATCTCTACATCACCACCTTCGATCCCATCACCGAAAGCCGACTCAACGGCATGGTCAACGTGCTCTCTTTCCGCTCAACCAACGTTGCCAAGGACGTCGCCACCGCCCGGAACCAGCCCCGCGAGCAGCCCGTCGACACCGTCAGCGAGCAAGGTGCCCAGGACAACGCCAAACGCTTTGAGGAGCTCACGCTCCAGCTCACCCGCGTTGGCGTCTACGACCGCGACACCGTGGAGCGGGATCTAAGTCTCACCTGGACCTGACCACACCCGGGCCCCCCCGAAGAGCTTCCCGCGCCGCCACCAACGCCGCCCCAACCACCACCACCACCACCACCAACCTACCGCCCAAAGGTCGGGGACAACAAATGATCTCAGACCTTCCCGTTCGCC